GAAAAGCCCGAAAATAAGCCGATTGTTCCCGCGGGTACGATTGCGTTGCTTTCGACAAGCGCGGCGTATTCTATGTATTACGGCGCTGTAACTATCGTGAAAAGCAAGGGCGGAGTTGAAACGTTTGCGACCGTCGAAGCGCCGCGAGTACCCGCGACTTGGATTGAAAGAAAGCCGATTCGCAGATTCTTACAGCTTAGCAGCAACCCGCTTCCCGTTCCTCACGAAGTGGACAGTTGGTTTGTTGCAAAGGTGCTGTAATGAGCGGCTTTAAAGCACAGATTGAGCGCGACATTTCCGCCGTTTTCCATAACGCGGAGGAATTTGCGGACTTAATGGAAGTTGAATACAACGGGAAAATCTACAAAGATATTCCCGTTGTGATTGACAGCGAAATTGCCAAAGAACGAACGAAAGCGAGCGGCGATAATTCTGTTGGCACATTTGCTTTTGATGTTACGGCTTTCGTATCGTTCAAAGATTTGAAAATCGTACCGCGAAAGGAAACAAAAATTGTTATTGGCGGCGTTTCCTATAACATTGTGCAAGTCGCGTTCGACATTGGAGAAATAACGCTTGATTTGGAGCTGTTGGAAGAATGATTGAGATAACAAGCGAACAGATGGACAGAATTCATTTATTGCTTGGAGGGTTAAAAAACGCGCCCCGAAATGCAATTTATAATGTCCTAAATCGTGCCGTTGGCACGGTTAAAAGCACATCAAGCAAGGCGGTTCGTGAAACCTACAAAATCAAGCACGGCGATCTGACAAGCAATCGAAACATAGGAATCACAAAGGCGGGACCGTCAAGGCTTGAAGCGTCAATTACTTTTGGCGGGAATCTTATTCCGCTTATTAAATTTAACGTTACCCCAAAACAACCGCAGCGCAAAGCTGTTTCCGCGTCCGTTCTCGACGGCGGCGGAAAATCGCACCTAATACACGCTTATGTTGCAAATTTAGGTTACGGGGTTGGAGTTTTCGAGCGTGAAACAAGCGCCCGCGAATCATCAAAGCAACTGTTCGGACCGTCAACGGCGCATATGGTTGAAAACGGCAACGTGCTTAAAAATGTTCAGGCGGCGGCAATGGACACAATAGACAAGCGCGTTGAACACGAAATCAGTCGCATTTTGAGCGGCTACACTTAAAGGAGGGAATGCAATTGACACCAAATGAATTGTTGAATGAATTAAAACGATTCATTGAGGAGCAAACAAAGGACATAATTTTGTCGGTGCGCCCCGTAAATAACAAGGTTTTCCCCGAACCGAGCGGCAAAAAGAAAGCTGATAACGCAGACAATGAACTGTTGACCCGTGCCGCGGAGGTTCATTTAATGCGCTTACCCAATAAGGACGCGGAAACAAACCGAATCCCCTATATACTCTTGCAGTTACTCACGGGCATTGACGAACAGGAGCAAGGCAAAGAACCCGACAGCGCGTGCAAAGTCCGAATTGTATTTGCAACGTATTCGGAGGACGCGAGCGCGGGTTCAATAGATTTGCTGAATCTAATAACAAGGGTTCGTGTCGCGCTGTTTAAAAAAGGCGTTATCGGTAAACAATTCACGATTCGCAAGCCGCTTGAATATGCGATTTACCCGGATGAAACGGGACCGTACTATTTCGGTGAAATGCTGACGATTTGGGGAATACCCACGATTAAAAGGGAGGTAAATTTATATGCCTAAAAACAGCAATAACGTTGTGTCCGATTTGGACACAAAAACGAGCGCGGAAGCGCCCGTAACCCCCGTTGCAAGCGATAAGCCGCGCAACGAAACAGCAACAAATTTTGTGTATATCGGACCGTCCTTGCCCGGTGCAAAACTTATGAACAACACGGTTATAAGCGGCACACGCAAGGAAATTTCCGAATACTACAAAGACGTTATCGAACAATATCCGAATGTTGACAAGCTCATTGTCCCCGTTGACAAACTGTCGGAAAGCCGCGCCAAAATAAGCGCGGGCGGTAACGTTTTAAGCAAGTACTATAACGACTTGTTGATTCAGGTTAAGAAAGGAGCTGTTGAATAATGGCTTACTATCACGGCATAAGCACAAGACAGGTTGCAACGTCTCTTTCAACGCCCGTAACAGCGGCAAGCGGCGTAACATTTGTTGTCGGCACAGCGCCCGTGCATATGTTGGGCGCTGATTCCGTGGACGGCGCGGACGCATACAAAAATGTAAACGTACCTATTATGTGCAACAATTACAGCGAAGCCGTAAGCGCTCTTGGGTATTCGGACAATTGGGAGAAATACACACTTTGCGAAGTTATGTATAATCATTTTCAGTTATACGCAACTTCTCCCGTGTTCTTTGTAAACGTCCTTGACCCCACAAAGCACAAAATCAGCGTGGCGGCGGAAAATTACAGCGTTGTTGACGGCAAAGCAACATTACCGTTTGACACTATCGCGGAATCCGTCAAAATCGCGGAGTACAAGCGCGGTGAAGATTATGATTTGCTGTATGACGGGGATTCGCTTGTTGTTGAAATCTTGGACGGCGGCGCAATTCCCGCGGGTACAACCGAATTGTCAATTGAATTTGATAGGGTTGACCCGTCACAAGTCACAAAAGCAAACATTATCGGCGGGTTCGACGTAAACACAAAGAGAACTTCGGGCTTTGAATTGCTTGAAGCCGTGTTCCCCAAATCCGGAATCGCCCCCGATATTCTGATTTGCCCCAAATGGAGCAGTGATTCCGAGGTTGCGGCAATTATGGCGACAAAGGCGGCGAACATTAACGGCGTATTTGAAGCAAAGGCGCTTATCGACGTTGACACAACAGCCGTAAAACATTATGCAGATGTTCCCGCTTGGAAAAAGGCAAAGAATATCAACGATAAGGCACAGGCGCTTTGCTTCCCTATGTGCAGGCTTGGCGACAGGGTTTTCCATTTGTCTGTACAAATGGCGGGACTTATGGCAACGGTTGACACCAACAACGGCGGTTGTCCTGCTGAAAGCCCGTCCAACAAGACAATGAAAATCGACAGCGCCGTTCTTGCGGACGGCACGGAAGTTTTGCTTGACTTGACACAGGCAAATTATCTCAACAGTAACGGCGTAACGACCGCGCTTAATTTCATAGGCGGTTTTGTATTGTGGGGCAACGAAACGGCTTGTTATCCTGCAAATACAGACGTAAAAGATTATTTCCTTTGCGTTTCGCGTATGTTCGGTTGGGTTAGCAATTCGCTTGTGCTTACATATTGGAGCAAAATCGACAGCAAATTCAACCGCCGCTTGATTGACAGTATCGTTGACAGCGTTAATATTTGGCTGAACGGTCTTGTTGCAGAGGAAAAATTGTTAGGCGGGCGCGTTGAGTTTAACGAGAGCGAAAACACCACCGTTTCACTTATGAGCGGCAAGGCAGTATTCCACATATTCCTAACGCCGCCCAGCCCCGCAAAGGAAATTGAATTCGTGCTTGAATATGATACGTCTTATGTGACGTCGGCATTATTGGCGTAATGCGGAGGTGATATTTTATGCCAAAGGTAGATGAAACCGTCATAAACTTTGCGGTCTATGAAGAGGGTACGGAGTTTTTGGGAATGGCAGAAGTTACTTTGCCCGAAATCTCAAACATCACAAACGAAGTCAAGGGTGCGGGAATAAACGGCACTTTTGAAAGCGTTGCACGCGGACATTTGGAAGCAATGACGCTGACGCTTAATTTCAGAACGCTTGTAAAAAGCGCAATTAAGCTGTTAGAGCCTTGCAACCACCAAATAGATTTGCGTGTTGCACAGCAGTCCACGGAGAACACTTCGGGCAATACGGACGTAACAAGGGTAAAGCACGTTTTGATTGTCAGAGCAAAAAAGTTGTCGCCCGGCAAGGTTGCGCCCGCTTCACCCGCGGACGCAAGCGGCGAATATGCCGCTACTTATTGGGCAACGTGGATTGACGGTGAAAAGGTTCTTGAAATTGATATACTTAATTTCATTTACTTTGTCAACGGAAAGGATTGGCTTGAAGATGTGCGTAAGGCACTCGGAAAATAATTGACGGAGGATTTGAATTATGAACTTTGAGAAGCAGAACACAATCAACGTAGAGGGCGCAGAAATCGCCGCAGACGCAACGAACGGCGCGGGTAATGAAACACCATTGCCCGCCGACAAAAACGCGAATACGGGCGCGTCAGACACCTATATTCACAAGTTTAAAAAGCCGTTTGAGTATGAGGGCAACAAATACACCTCAATCAACTTCTATTTCGGAAAGCTGACGGGGCGCGATATGCTTAAAATCGAAAGCGAAATGCAGGCAAGCAACGAATACGCGATTGACCCGCTTTTGTCACGAAATTACTTGTGCAAAATGGCAAGCAAAGCGGGCGGCATTGGGAGCGACGCGTTGGAAGCAATGCCCGCGCGTGACTTTAACCAGATTACAAACGCGGCGCGAAATTTTTTGATAAACAGTTCGGAGGATTAAAAACTTCGGCCGGTTGGCTTGCAAAAGACATTTTCCGACTTGCGCGGGAATCGCACACGCCAATGACTTTTTTTCTTGACTTATCATTAAATGAGTTTTTTTATTGGCGTGAAAACATAATCACGGCTATTCGGGAAGATAGAAAGCAGAAATAACAGTTTTCGGGCGGGTAACACCGCCCGAATTTATTTCAACGTTTGGAGGTGAGCAAATGGCGGCGGGACGCAAAGAATATGAATTGCAAATGAAGTTGTCGGCGGCGATTGGCTCAAGCTTCAATTCGAGCTTTCAAGCGGCAATGTCAACGACCAAAAAGCTACAAAGCACCCTTTCAAATCTGAAAAAGGTTCAGGGCGATATTTCGGCATACAAGAAAACGCAAGAAGCGATAAACACGACAAAAGCAAAGGTTCAGGAATACGAAACAAAGCACAATGCGCTTCAAAGCGAACTTTCGCAGACCGCGGCGAAAGAAAAGGAACTGCAAAAGGCTTTAGCGGCAAGTGAGAAATCCACGGGAAAGGACACCGAGGAATATAAACAGCTTCAAAGGCAGTTGCAGAACACACGGAACGAAAAAAGCAAACTGAAAAGCCAAATCAAGGACAACGAACGCGCAACATCAAGCGCTAATGAAAAAATCAAGGAGCAGGAGCAAAGACTGTCGGAGCTTTCGCAACAGCTTAAAGCAACGGGAACAAACACCGACAAGCTGACGCAAGAGAACGAAAAACTTGAAAAGGCTTATAGACGCGTGCAACAGGCGCAACAGGATTACGCACGCGTAAATTCAGCAATTGAACAAAACAAAGCGGCTATTTCCGCAACCAAAAGCGAGCTTTTAAAAACGGTTGGCATTGTTGGAACGGCGGGAGCGGCTTTTTATAAAAGGGTTATTATTAGCAGGGCTTATAGGAGTTGTAATAATTGCTGTAATAGTAATACAATTAATAAACATAAAGGGAGCAGAAAAGCAAAGAATAGATGCACAAAAAATGG